AAAGAGACGCTTCCTCATGCCGGGCTTTGTGTAAACCCCAGCTGAGTTAACTGTTGAGCGGCGTTTCACTTGCAGGGCTTACGCTTGCCCATTTCACACTTACGTTTTCCACATTTCATTTTATTGTCCTCCTTGTATTCCATCATGTCCTCCGCAGCTTCGATGGCCTCGTCGGCCTCCTTCATGCGGCGGTAAAGCATACGCTCTTGGTTCTTATAACGACGTTCGTTGCGGTCTTTCATGGTTAGCATCCCCAAGCGCGTCTAGACCAGAAATTTGCAGACAGCTTATTGGTCTTGCCCTTGATGCCGCCAGAACGAGCGCAATAGCTCTTCTTACGGGCAGGCTGGTTCTTCTTGATGGTCATGTTGGCGTCCCCAAAGCGGACGATGCGCTCCTGTCCATTCTGGCACGCGAGTACCACGAATTTCTTTCCGCCCTTCACCTCACGGCGCGGAACGTTGCACTTCATGGTCTTCTTATTCATCACGCTTGAGAAGCTTAATTAGCTTCGTAAGGGTATAGGCAATAGAGACTAACACCAGAATAAAGGCAGCGATTTCATTCACTTGAGTAAGTGTAATCGTTCCCAATGAGCCTCCAACGGTAACGGCAAATACCTTCACGATGTCGTTGTCGAAGATCATTTGCGAATCAGGCCAGTCATCCGGCTACCGAACCACCAAGCCACGGCGGTTCCGGCCAACATCATGAAGCTCTGGATAGCTTCGACCTTTAGGTATTGGTCTTCGATCAGGAAGAAGCTGATGAAGGAGCCAAGTACCAAACCAATAGTCAGGAAGGGGCGGGTGACGGCGCGGACGTTAGCTGCCCACGGAGACACCTTCTCAGTCATGTCGGCAGCAGATGCGGACTGTGAGGCCGCAAATGCGTTCCAAGCAGCTAGGGCCTCAGCGGAAGCAGCCTGCTTATCAAGCATATCTAGGGCGAACTTGTTATCCTGCCGCTTTTCCCAGATGCGGATAACGCTCGTCGCCACCGAGCCAAAGAGACCAAACAGACCTCCCGTTCCGGCGTTGAAGAGGAGTTCGGTGATTACGCTCATGTTAAGTAACGTAATTTACTTGGGCCACACCACGCCAACGGCTACCGCTATCGTCCGTGATGAACACAAAGACGTGGGTCTTACCTGTGCTAAGAGTTGGTGCCGTATCGTTGGGCCATTTAACGGCAGCAGGCCAGCTAATCGTGCCAGACGTATTCTCGATTTCCACAATCATGCCATACGCGCCGCTGGGTACGTTGCTGAACGTAAAGGTGGAGTTGCCGCTAATCGTCTTCGTGAAGTAGTTGCCCTGCGAGCAATCAATATCTAGCAGGGTGATGGCCGTAACCGACCCCTTGTACTGCCCAGTCACTTCAAGACTCGTAAACTTGCCGGAATTGGCCGTAGAAGAGCCAATAGGCAGGGGGCTGGAAAACACTTGAGCCGCCGTAGTCTTGCGCAGGGCCGTATCGGCTGAGCTATGGACTAGGATGGTGTCGGCAGAGGCGAGGACGGTCTTGGCCGTCTGGTCCGTAATGGCTCCCGGCAAAAGCACCGCATCATCAACGTGGTTGTTGAGATTGGTCGAAGTAACTAGGTTCGACGGCGAAGTCGTACCATAGGTGGTGCCTTTTTGAATTTGAGCCATGACTTAGTATATCAAGGCTTTGCGGGCCAAATCACCGAATGTGGGAATCCAGATTGTGTGGGAATGTCGCGGAGAGCCTGACGGTAGGCCGTCCATTGGATCTTGGCGGCGTTGTCCAACGGCGTGTCGTTAAGCTGGGTCCAATCACACTCAGTCAGCTTGGCGTTGCGCTCAGAGCGGACTTGCTTAGCCTTCTGGCTATCAATTTCGGCCTGCTCTTCAGGGGTGTACGAACGCCAAATCTTAGTCTCTACCACCTCACTAGGAAGAATGGCAAATACAGAGCCAACAAACTTCTCCTGAACATCACCTTCCACAAGGCGTACAGGAAGCCAGCCAAGCTCTCGAAGCCCATCATTGTCCATCTGGTCAAGGCCAGAAATATTACGCCACGACTTAGGAAGTGCGCGGGGGCCATCGGCAATGACGTTGTTCTCAACGAGACAGTAGTTCATGGGAATAGTCTAGGCTCTTAATTTCTTCAAAAGGGTGGGTCCAGTCGCCATACTTCTGTTGGCGAAACAACCGCATAGAGTTGTAATAGGGCGTCTTGTTGCCGGGTTCGGCATACAGATAATACCCCATAATTGGAATGACAACCCAAGTGGGGATGCCCATTGCTGCGGATAGGTGGCTTACGGACGTACAGCTACTGATTACAAGGTCGCAGGAGCTAACTGCCTTATGGGTATCATGCCAAGTTTGCAGGGGTACGTCTTCCACCCAGTTTGGCTTGAACTCTAGATCGGCATCTCGCTGGAGGGAGATGAACTCTACGTTGTCCCGTTTAACGGCATCAAAGAACAACTGGGCCGGAAATAGCTTATGGTGCTGGGCCTCAAATGTCTTGTTGCCCGACCAACGAAGCCCTACCCGTAGCTTCTTATTGGGAACAGTAAAGTCGGTGTGGATGTATGCGTCTCCTTGGATGGACCTACGGTTTAGCCCGAGGTACATAGGGCTAGACATTCCAGACATCCAATAGTCGTGGAATACCCCATATTCCGCGCCATGCTGCACTACAGCATCAGCCAGTTCCGTAGAGGCGATAAATGGCACTAGTTCACCAGAGCAGCTAACAATAGGACTGTAACCGTTTGACCGCAGATTCCGTGTATAGCGCAGCTGGTGAAGCTGGTCTCCAAGTCCGCCTTCCAACTGAAGAAGGATGGTGTGGCCGCTGCTAGCATTCCACTCAGGCTGCGGACTATTCGGTTGGCTATTGCCAAATACACCTACCTTGCGTCCACGATGAAGGAGTTTGTAGCCTTCCTCAATGTTGCTATCACGCAGTTCATACCAGCCACGGTTGTAGGCTGCGCGATGGTCGTTGGGACGTTCCACCTTTAGCTTCTCGGCAATGCGCTTGCCTTCCTCAAAGTTGCCCATTGTAGAGGCCGCAAGCTGTAGATCGAGATCGTCTATAGAAACAATAGTGCGCGGCTTTGGGATCCAAAACTCAGGCTGGCAAAATTGCCCGTAGTGGTAGCCAAGAACATCCTTGGCCGACTCATTGTGCTGCCGAGCCAGTTTGGGCTTAATGTCGTGTAGGCCAGCTACGCCATGAATTCCCTCGTCGTCCTCCTTGACGGTAGAGCCGTCAATGCGCTCTAGATCGTACTCAAACGGATCAAGACCGAGGAAGTCATGGATGCGTTTGAGCTGAGTTCGCGGATCGGAAAGAAGGTCTTCGTATTCTACAAAAAGGAAACACTCTGGATCAGCCTGATAACCAGCCTGCAATACTTGGTATGACGACTTGAGGTGTGCAGTTAGTCCCGACTTTTGAATAAACTCATCTAGATCCGTTGGCTTGGCTACACGGACAAACGAAGCCATGCAGTCTGGAACACTACGAACTGTGGCAATGATGCGCGGCTTATGACCCAATACTTGAGCCATTGAAGACACAACTACTGGAAGTGGCCAATTACGCGCTTTGTCGATGACAATGGGCTTAGGCGTAATCTCGTCATAGTAGCCATGAATTAGACCGCGCATGGCGTTTGCCAGCTTCTTACGATCTAAATCGTTTTTTTCTAGCAGAGGTTCACGATGCCAAGTTGTTGCTAATGCATCAAGCGCAGCACCAAGACCAGAGGTTGTTGAAACGTGTGTCTGCGGATTCTGGTTTAGAATTGCCGCAAGCACCGTTGATCCAGAGCGCGGAAGGCCAGACAAGAAGTGTAACTTCTTGGACAAGTTATTATTCACTTGGCCTTTGTAACAGTCTCTACCGTAAGGTAAAGACTTTTATCTTACTCACTAATTGCAGAACTTGCACTATTGCAAGTTCCGATAGTCATCCAATTTGAAAGGGAACCAATTTGAACCGGAGATGAATATGTAGTCGAATTTCCAGTTCCAAGTTTTCCATTAGCGTTACTTCCCCATGCCCAAATTGTCTTGTCAGTTTTTAATGCAATTGTGTGAGTTGAAGTCGGAGAAACAACTGACCAATTAGTTAATGCACCAATTTGAACTGGGGAAGATTTAGCTATAAGCGTTCCGTCACCAAGTTGACCAGTATTATTTAAGCCCCAACCCCAAAGCGTTCCATCTGTTTTAATTGCAAAACAAGTTCTGTATGTAATAAAAACATTACTCCAAGTCGTAAGTGCTCCAACTTGGGTTGGCGAACTTCTATAGGTCAAATTATTAGTACCCAACTGTCCATTAAAATTAGCTCCCCAAGTCCATAGTTTACCATCGGATGTAATTCCAGCACAGCACTGATTTCCTGCAGCTATTTTAGACCAAGTTGTTAAAGCACCAACTTGAACAGGAGAAGAAACCTCCGTTCCACTTCCAGATGTTCCCCTACCAAGTTGTCCATTGTAGTTATAACCCCAAGTCCACAGAGTTCCATCAGTTTTAATTGCTGCCGCATGATAATCACCAGAAGCAACTTGAGACCAGTTGCTTAGTGCGCCTATTTGAACTGGAGAAGAGTAGTCAGTAGTATTATTAAGTCCTAATTGGCCTAAGTGATTTCTGCCCCAAGACCAAATAGTATTATTTGTTTTTATTGCTGTTGCAAAAAGTCTACCATTGAATATTTTTGCCCAATTCGTCAAAGAACCAATTTGCACTGGAGAGGAATAGCTAGTTGTGTTACCTAGTCCAAGTACTCCAAAAGATCCATCTCCCCAGCCCCAAAGAGTTCCATCTGTTTTGATTGCATGAAAACGATTTCTGAGTGCTGATCCATTAACAATACTCCAATCGTTAAGTGTGCCAACTTGTTTTGGCGATGAATAGCTAAGTGTATTACCTTGAGCAAGTGCTCCATTTGCACCGCCGCCCCAAGTATATAGTTTATTATCAGGACCGCCAGCTCCGGCTGCACCCATCGCAAGTTTGATGACGTTCGGATCCATAATTAGTTAACGTAGTCTACTAGGGAAGCACCGCGCCAGCGCGTGCCACCATCGTCAGTTACAAAGATAAAGATATGAGTTTTGCCCGTGGTTAGGGTTGGAGCTGTGTCCTTGGGCCACTTCACAGCGGCGGGCCAAGTGATAGCACCAGAAGTATGCGTCACTTCAAGTGCAAAAGCAAATGAACGACTAGACGGAGGATTGCTAAAGGTGAACGTCGAATTAGCCGCAATGGTTTTGGTGAAGTAGTTGGCCGTCGAGCAGTCGATGTCCAACGCGCCTACTGCCGTGATGTTGGAAGCATAGTTGCCATTAAGGTCTAGGCGGGCAAGAGGGGTTCCCTCGTTAATGCCAATGCGATCAACCGAGGCATCTGAGAAGAACAGGTTGGCCGCCGTGTCACCCTCGATGCGGAAGTCCTTATCGGCACCCGCGTCATTAAAAGTAAACGTGCCGCCATCAAAGCCTACGTTGCCAGAGGCATCCAGCGTCGTGAACTTACCAGAGGCAGCAGAAGCTCCACCAATAGTTGCGCCATCAATCGTGCCGCCATTAATGTCTGCCGTGTCCGCTACCAACGAGTCGATGTTTGCCGTGCCATCAATAAAAAGATCGCGCCATTCATGACCAACGCGGCCAAGGTCGTAAGTGTTATCGGTTGAAGGCGTAAACTCCGAAGCAACCCGTCCAACAAAATCCACCGTATCGGTGTTGCTAGTGCCAAAAGTAGAGTTGTCGTTTACCTGCAAAGAGGTAGTCGTAAGCAAGTCGGCATCGCTAATTGTAACGCCAGAGTTTTGGACTAGCTTGCCTGTCGCAAGGTCAAAACGAACAACTGCATTGTCTGTTGACGATGCCGGGCCAACAACATCTCCACCAAGAGACGGCGCAGAGTTGGTTACCGTAAAGTTTGGGTAGGTTCCGCTAACGGTAATTCCGGTGCCGGATGTCAAAACAACCGTCTGATCTGGCGAGGAATTGGTGATAGTGAAGTTGGGGTACGTCCCTGACGTAGAAATACCCGTTCCAGCCGTAAGCACCACCGTTTGGTCTGGAGCCGTGTTGGTTACGGTAATGCTGCCCGTGGAAGTAATTGGCCCACCAGACACGCTAATGCCCGTACCAGCAGTAAGATCTACACTAGTTACCGTGCCAGAACCGTTGGCCGTCCATTCAACATCCGTTGCCCCAGAGTTAAGGCTAAGCACCTTATTTGCATTACCCGTATAAGAGGGCAGCAAATTAACTCGCGCATCGGCGGCAGTAGTAGCTCCGGTGCCACCTTGATTGATGGCTACGGTGCCACTAATTGCCGTAGACACCGGAGTGTCTAGCAACAGCGTCTTAAAGATGTCCATTATTAGAGGTAGTTGAGTTCCTGCGCCTCAATTACAGCATCAGTAGAGGCTTCGCGGATTGCGCGGGCTTTAAGGGCCATAGTGCGCGTCCAGTAGGCCGAGCTATTGGCTGGCATACGGAAGCCCTTGGTGGCCGTAGGATCGGTGGTTCCGTCGAAGGTAACACGAATATCCGCTCCCGTCACCTGTACCAGAAGATGTTCCGTATCGGTGGCTAGCGTCCAATCAAGGAAAGCTACAGCCGATGAGCTAACCGTGCGCTGCTTGTGCGTCGTGCCATTCTGCGGAATAGCCTGCGACGGGGTATTGACGATGCGTGCGTTAGGCATGGCTTAGACGGAGAAGGGGGTTGCGTGTACAGCGGCATCACTTCCGCCAGCGCGGATGAATTTAGCCAGTCGCGCCGTTTCCTTGTTCCAAAGGAAAGGCTGCACACCAGCCTTGAACAGATGGCCGTTCGTGGACGACGGGTTGCTGCCGTCAAACGTCACCATCACGTCGTTCGTCTGCACATCGACCAAAATGTACTTGGTCTTGGAAGAGGTCCAATTTGCATCAAGCGAAACAACGCTGGAGCTAACCGTCAGACGCTGATCGGCTTCGCCAGTCGGCTGTGGGTAGAGATTGACTACGAGTGAGTTATTCATGTTTAGCGGAACTGGCGTGAGGTGTAGGTAGAGATGCGGCGGAACAGGTTGTTCATATTACGCTGCTGACTGGCCTTAGTAAGTTCGGTATCGAGGTACATCTGCGCAACAGCCTCTTCAGCCATTGCCTTGTCCACTTGACCGTCCATACGAAGGAAATCTGCATAGGTGGCGTGCCCGACGTAATAAAACCACTCTTGAGGAATGGTAGCAGATGCCGTCGTATAAGGACCATCCCAAATAGCTTTATAAGTAACAAAAAAGCCATCAAGCTCAGGATAGTTGCCAACGATGTTAGCTCCGTTGCTATCAACAAAGAAGTCGTATTCCCAGCCGCCAACACCCTGCACGGGGTTGCGGTCATGCAGGCGCATAAAGATTTCTACGTCAGGCATCGTAACGGGGGTAAGTAGTCCCGTGCCTGTGTAGGTTTCGGTGCCTGTACCAGAGGCCAGTTCGTAGGTTACGGTCTGCCCATCAACAGAAGTGATTGAGTATGTGCCGTTTGGATTAGTGCTACCACTTAGCCCAGACACTGTGACATTTTGTCCCACTACAACATCGAAGTCCACACCGCCCGTAACGAAGGTAACGGTGGTCCCGCTGCGCGTAGCAGAAGAAGCCATGCGGGTGCCGTTAGCAGAATCGTAGCTGTACGGCACAATGCCATTAGGGGCAGGGCGAGCATCCAACCGCATATAGCGCGGCCAGACATCGCAAGAGTCATAGGCTTGCCGCAGCCGCCTGTTGGCCATCGCCAGAATCTTCGTGGATTCCGTGGGCGCAAATTCATCGACGCCCGCAAGGGACTCGATAAGGTCGAACAGGTCGGTGTAGGTGCGGTTGGTCATTACGCTTTATTGGGCGAAAGCTCTGGCATCTTCTTGTTGAAATAGGACATGAACTCGCGGCTATGCACCGTCTCATGGCCGTACTTCTTCACCAGCCGAAAGTACTCGCGGGCAGGCATAACGCCCACACACTTACCCAAACCGGGAATGGCCTTGTGGCCCTTCATTAGAGAAGCCTGCGCCTTAGCTACATTAACACGCTCCGCCTCCGTAGCCTTCTCAAAATCTAGGCTGCGGATGATTTCTTTACGAAGCTCGTTATCGATTTCTTCCCGTGTAATTTCGGGTGAAGCTACTTTGATATGCATAAAAAAGCCACCCCCAGTTAAGAGGGTGGCTTATTCTAACACAAGAAGTCTTTACGAGGTGGGGACTTCCATCTGACGCCAAGCCAGCACCCAGCTACCAGCCGTGAGGCTAGACACCGTGCCGTTAAGCTCAACGATCAGATCCACAGCCGACGCCGTGTTGTTGGCGTAGCCGTTCACGACATTGGAGGTCGTGTGCGTACCCGAGTCGGTGCCAACGAAGGCATCGCCCGTGTTCCAAATAACCTTCGTCAGAGCGTCAACGTCGCCGTTGTCGATGAACTCATCCGGATCAGCCGCCGTCACACCAAAGTCAATGGTAAGGTCGGACGCACCAGCCGGATCAACCACCTGATAAAGGACGGCAGTATCAATGATACCACCAGCCCCGAGCTTACCAGCCTTGAACTGGTTCGCCGCACCAATGGTGCTAAGGAACCCCGTGCGCTGGAGATCGACGTAATCAAACGCAACCTTGTGCGTGAAGCCCGCCGCTGCTTCGTTAATCGTAAGTTTAGCCATGTGAGTAGACTCCTAGTTAGTGTTTAGCTGAGCGTGGTGATCTTACCATGCGCACCCGGATGCTTAACCAACAGGGTGAGGGCGCAATCAACATAACCGCGCTCGCCACCGCCGAGATTCGGCAGGCGGGTCGATCCGAGCGGAATAAGCTCCGCAACACCGTAGAACTCCGGATTCACGAGGTAACCCGTGTCCTTGTTCGTGGTGTCCGGCGCGCAGTCCGGGTTCATGTTAACGATGGACACGATGCCATGGTCGGACTCATAGAGTTCAACCGACAGCTTGATCGTGGCCTCGCCACCCTCGTAAGCCACACGGCGAACCGAGTAGTCCGAGCCACCCGAGGTACGGGCGAAGTCGCTGATGACGCGGCGGAGGGCCGTGTCAGCAACCAGCGTCAGACCATTCGACGTACCCGTAACGCGGTAGATCGAGGTGATGAGGTTATTGAACACCGTCTCGTTGAACGTGCTGGAGGCATGGATGGAGCCAGCCGGGGTGCGGTAGGCAGCGGGAACATCCGCCGGACCAGCCGAGTCAATCCAGTCGCCGAGGCCGCGCAGGCCGTAGGGCGTGCCAGCACCATCTTCAACCGTGCGGTCGTTGTTGGAGCACAGGGTCGCTTCGATGTCGCGCTTGATCTCGCGGACAGCCTTGGCCTCCGCCTGAGCGATCTTGGCCGGACCAACGCTATCAACAGCGTTCTGGAGGTCACTCACCATGAAGTCGCGGCGGAACTTCTGGATGTAATTACCCAGACGAGCGCGGTTGGCAAACTTGTCCGTGAAGACGGTGACATCGCTACCCTCGGCAACGCCCGTGGTCACGGGAGCCGAGAGGCTGTCAACGGTCCACTCCACGAAGGTAGCGGACGCCTTGGACTTAGCAGCGGAGGAAAGAACCGGAGTCTCCTCGGGGGCGAGGATCGTCAGGACATCGAGAAGGTCTTCGCGGTTGGAAACAGCGGAACCCGGATTGGTCGTATCGTAAGTATTAGAGAAAGCCATTGTAGTAGTAGGTTATTTGCGTTTAGAGAGTTGTGCTGCACGAAGGGCAATGAAGTCGCTTACGCTTCCTGAGTCCGCCAATCGCTTAGACACTTCCTTTACACTTCGTTCTCCCGCAGATGGCGTCCGATCTCCAGCAGCAACCGAGTTAGACGGTGCGCCGGGAGGCGTCAGCTTCGGGGACGGCTTGCCGTCCAACGGAATCGTTTTGCGCGCAAACATCGAATTGGCCGCATGGGCCAACAGATAGGGCAATTGAGGAGCCACTTCTGGCATTGCCTTTTCCACGTCCTTTAGACGTGAATCATTAAGCATTGCAAAGAATTGGCGCTTGATGTCGTTGTCCTCTTGCGAAGACAACCAATCAAGCTCTTTGAGAGCCTGTTGCTCAAAAGCAGAGCGGAGACCTTTACGCTGGGTTACAGCTTCAATCTCCTTCTTCTGCGCCGGGAGGTACTTATCGCGGGCCTTGCGGGCGTTACGAAGAGTCTCCTTTACCTGAGCCTTAGTCAGTTCGCGGCCATCAACCGTAGCTGCGATGTCTTCGTAGCCAAGGGTTTCAGCGCGATCCAGAACATCCTCTGCCCACTCAACAACATCATTCACTTCCTGAGCCTTCTTGCCCAAGTCCTCAATAGAGGCGATGTTAGCGTAGGGGTTGTTCTCTACTTTCGGCTCAAGGGGCTTGTTGTTCTGCTGCTGGGCCATGTAGGCTTCCAGTTGCGCTGCCTTCTCCTCGGCGAGCTTTCGCTTGGCTGTAAGTTCAGCAATGCGCTTCAGCAGCCCAGACTTACCCTTCTGAGCTAGTTCTGCAATATCCTCATCGGAAAGTTCCGAGAGTTCGACTTGTGAAGGAACGTCCTTGCCTGCTGGCTGAGACTCAGAAGTGGAGGCTTGGTCGTTGCTCGCCTGCTCCTCTTCCTGCTCTGCCGCTGGCGCGGATTGGCTAGTGGGCTGGGGACGGCTGGCTGGGTTCAATGCCCCATCCGGCTTGGTCTTCAACTCACCGAGACGACGAACCGCGTATTGGCTCGCTGTCATGTTGGACTTTTCTGACTCCACCGACGTTTTAGCGTCCCCGGCGACGGACGTAGCTTCTTCAGACATTTTGGGTTTCCGCGTTTTAACGCCTCGCGTTGGCGATAGCTGCATCATATCACAGCACAGGGAACGAGAAATTAGCCAATAAGTTGTGGGGTGTGAAAATAGGCTTGACACCCACTTTATTTCCCCCCTACAACCCCCCTTTCTTTTAAGGGGTTTCTTTTATTTCAGTTGTTCCGCCGCTCGTTAAGCGGCGACGTCAGACATAACTGACGCTACAATAAGTAGCGTCCAATATGTCAGACATTACCTCTACGAGAAACAATCTTATCGTACCCACCCATAGATAGGATGTCGTCGCATTGGAGGATACGTCCGCTGATCT